AAACCGCTGCAGCTGATGGAACCGGAACGGGTGCCGGCGAGCAGCTCACGCCATCCAGCGCTGTCTTTGGTTGTGATGTCGATAGTTTCCATGCTCAAGGAAAGTGAGCAATCGGTGGCGGCTGCAATCAACGTGCTGTCGATATATACGCCCAATTCTGTACCGTTAAAAATGGCCATTTTATTCTTCTGTTATGTCGTTAGATTCTTCGTCGGTCTTTTTCTTTGGCGCGTCTAAGTAGCCTTTTTTCTTCAGCTCTTCAGCAAAAGCGGTGGTAACTGTTGGCGTGTCGCCTTTCTTCCAGTTGTTCCCGTGTAGCTTGCACGCTTTTTGNATTGTAACCTTCATGGCTGCAATTTAGTCAATTTCTNATTCATCGNTAAACCANCCAAGCGTTTTCATTTCCTCGTAATCGCGTACCGTCGTCGTGCTTGGTATGATGTGCGCAAACGGAAAACGGTGGTTTGTCTGCACGTATGCGCTAAGCTGAAATCTTTCGTCATTGGTGAGTTCAGGGAAGCAAGCGACCAACTTCTCAAGCGTTGCAGCGGGGTGGACGTGGATGAGGTAATCGGTATTCACCTGCAAAGCGTTTTGAATTCCGTCGGGGTGCGTAACGATTCCAAAGACGGTTGACGCCTTTTCGCCTTCTGCCTGAATGAGAACGGGACGCGAGATGTTGTANAGTTCTCGCGTGATTTGCTTTGCCCGTGCTTCGCTTGTCTGCGTGGCGGTTGGAAGTACGATGATATATCCGTTCATCAGTAGATGTTGTAAAAGGTGTTGATGTTGGACTCGATGTTGCTCAAATTCGTGCTTTGGTCATTCTCGTATAAAATTATTTCTTGGATGTTTCCATCCCAACTGCGACCGTTTGCACGGTCTTCGGTTAATTGGCTTACGTTACCTAAAGCCGAATCGTGAACCATAGAAATTAACGCCTGTGAATTTGGGCGTAAAGTTGTGGTAAAGTCAACTTGTACGCCGTCCAGTCGTGTTGTACCGTCTTTAATGTCTACTGGACAAGCGGCTACCTCTCGTAATAATTCTTGGCTAACTCCAGCAACGTATTCGTTTGTAATTGCATCACCCAGCAAAAATGCTTGGTTGATTGTTCTTGTACTACTCAAAACTTGAAAGACACTTTGAACCGATGTAAGACCAGTATTCATGTCAAACGTATCTGTTCCAGTCGTATCATATTGCAAACACGGCTTCCCGTTCTCCGTTATTACGCCCGTCGTCCCGTCGTAAATCTTCGGCATATTCGCCGTCGCCGTTTGCGCCGCCGTGTTTCCGTTAGATGACTGGTCGTACCAATAACGAATGAACCCATCGTTTGACCCACAGTGGGCAGCCAAGGCCGTCGTATCAAGTTCGCCGTCGTCAAATCCAATGTCCGCGTAACTCGTACCGTTCCATACGTTAATTGCGTCGCCTGAATAGGTGCTGGATAGTAAACGCAAAGAATAAGCCGCCGCTGCGCCGCTGTAATCGTCGAGCAAGTAACTGGTGGCTGCGACATCTTCCCACGTCATCTTCAAAGAAATCGGAACCGTCCCGCCCGTGCGGGCTTTGAGGTATGCCAATAGCGTCGCCTTTGCCGTAGCGTACGCCGTATCGTCTGCAATATCCGCAAACTGCGTCCAATCGGCTGACGTGTCAGGGTCTGCCTGCGCCTTCTCAGCGTAATACAACTTCCGCCTAATGACGTTGCCCGCGCTCGGCGTGTCGCTGGATGCCGATTCGCTTAAGCCGTCGCCGTCCGCCTGCGCCGTATAGTACAGCTCGACCGTTTCCGTAGCNCCTGTACGTAGCGTGCCCGCTTCCGTCAAGTAACGGTTATGATAGTAAATATCGTCGCTCGGTAATTCGCTGCCCGAAATTTCCCACGTGCTTCCGTTGTAAACGATTGTAGAACCAACGCCCGCGCCTGTGGTATTTACGTCGTCGAGGTCGCCTAACGTTGAAGCGCCCGCCGTGCCGCGTGACCAAAAGCCGCTTTGGTATACCAGCGCGTCCCCTTCCGCTGGCGTGCCAATTATCTTAACGTCGTCGAGGTCGTCCAGCCCGTCAGGTATTGTATTTAGCTCAGTTTGCAAACCTGTGACGCTTGCAATAGGCAAAACGATTTCATCCTGATAAATCGCGCTCCAAGTGCCTTGTTGGTATGCCAACATTTGCCCGTCTTCAGGTTCGCCCGTATCCACGTCGCTCAGGTCGTCAAGCACGTCAGGGCCGCCCGCGTCAGCAGCTGGCACCCATGTGTCGCTTGCTGCGTCGTAACTCAGTATTTGGTTATCCGTTGCGCCCGTGACATTGACGTCGGACAAATCGCCAAGCTGCGCGCCGGTGATTGGCGTGCCCAAAGCTATCTCAACGTCATCGCGCTTAATACGAAAGGTGAACGTAAGCACCTGACTATATCGGCGTGGGTCGTACTCTATTTCAAAATCGACGTCATTAAATTGTACGCTTTCCACGTTGACGCCGTTATACGTTCCGCGCACGCGGTCCAAAGCGCCGCGCACCGCGCTCGCTAAATCAGCCGCGCCGTTATAAGCGTCGTCATAACAAAGCACCTCAACCCGAACCTCATCCAGCTTGCTCGGACCGTCGTGTGTATCTTCAGGCTGCACGCTTTGTACCTGATAAACCACGAAAGGAACCGCCGTTTCTTGCTCGGCAATCTCTGGAAATATCTTAGTGCCAACAATGTCGGTTACCGCCGTCGTGCCGCTTAAAATGCCGTATATCGCCTTGCCTATATTCATGCCTTTTTTGCTTTTGCTTTCGCTGCTTTTCTTATTGCTCGGTTGTATCCGTCCACGACTTTCTTGTACGCTTTCGGCGTCGCGTTTATTATCGACTTTCTAAATACGCCTTTGTTGCGTCCTTGGCCAAACTTTTGGTCCCCGCCTTCTACTATGTTTGCAAACCAGCCGTCACGGTCAATCGGCATCCTGCGACCGACACGAGGCCCCACCCAATACGATGTTTGTTGCTTGTCAATCAACCACACGCGGATTGAACGCCGCATAGTCCCTACAGGTATATCGAGGTCAGGCCCCGACTTCCTGCGTACGCGCACAACTTGGTTGGCGTCGGAAATATTGCCGAGCATTTCCTTTTTGATGACGTTGCCGGCACCACGGTGAATCCGTCTCTGTACTTTTGGATTTTTCACCTGTTTACGCAACTCAGCAAGCTGCTTCTCAAGCGGCGTGGTATGTGCGTGAATATGTATCACGTGCCGGAAATTTGGCAAAGCAAAACAAGCTGGTCCTGTCGGCCAATTTCTTCGATGCCCTGAATGTTGTAATACTTCGAATTGTATAATACGCGGTCGTCCGCTTTTATGCCTCGGCTGTCGCTGCTGCTGCGAATCTTAAACCGCAACCGCTGCACGGGCATATCTTGGTCCGTCGTGATTCGCTCGGTCATACCTTCGCCCGTTTTCATAAGCTCGGCCCAAACGGTCAGCAGCGTCGCCCACGTCTGTACGCGCTCGCCGTAATCGTTCGTTGACGTCGTGTATCGTTCCACCGTTATGCGCCGGTCGCTTTGGCCTATCCTCATGGCGTGGTAATGATGCGGTAAGGGTTCAAAATAGCGTACAAACCAATCGGTAATTCTATGGCCGTGGTGCCTGTGGCTACGGGTTGCCGCTGCTCGTATAGGTGTGCTACCATCCAGCGTATAGCGGTAAGCATCGGCGCCGGTACGTCAGCTTCTGCGTATCCCAGCGTCATGTTAATCTGTACGCGGTGGTAAGCGTCGTCATAGGTGTCCGGCACTTGGTCAAACGTGATGCGCGCGGCATTCGTCTTGATGTCGTACCAATANTTNGNAGNATCAAGCGTCTGCGTGCTGTTACTGGTGTCCAAGTACGTCACCGAACTGATGGCCGTAATTGGGCCAATCGGAAAACGCGATGGTTTAAAATAGTCGAGATAGCCAACGGCTGTTACGTCGCCCAGTCGCGTGTTGCAGTAATCCTCAATCCACTTTATAGCCGCGTCGCGGTACGCTTCAATTAGCGTGTCTTCGTCGCTGTGGTCTACGCGTAAATGGCTCTTTAAATCGGCAACCGTTATAACGCTGTCGAGCGTCGGTGTGCCTGTTATTTCCACGGTCATCATGTCGTAAAAATAAGGACAAAAAAAAAGCCCCGTGAGGGGCTTAAAACATTGGCCGTGCTTTTACATGCATAGCGTGTTTTTAGTGGTTGTTTTCGCGGCTATTTAGTTCGTCTTGAATATGGTGTACTGTGGCTTTTGCGCCTCGCAGCCATTGACCGCGAAGTGTTCCGAATTTGATAGCATTTTTAGTGGCTTGCAATTCAATTAAGAGACTCTTTGTCGGTTCGTTTGTGTAGTTGTACATAACTAAAAAGGTTTGTTTGTTTTGTTTGATGTGTCAAAGATACGGTAACCTTTCCTTTCTACGCAACTTTTTTCGTAATTATTTTCAATGTTTTTTCGTTTTCCCTGTATTTACTGGGGTTTCAGAGCATAAAAAAAGGGCGACCGAAGCCGCCCCTTTCCCAAATTATCACGCTACTAATTATGCAGCTTCGATGTCCGTGCAGATGCTCAAAGCGCCTGGCTGACGTACAGCAACGTCGAAGAAACGGTTTACGTGCAAAGTGATTTGCGCGTTGCCCGCTGCGCTGTATGGGTCAACCAAC